TCTCAAATTGGTTGTTCCAATCCGCCCCTGCAGTTTCAAAACGATCTGCTCTCTTTTATCAAGTACAAAAACCTCTCCCAGCCTTGTATTTCCCATATCAAAATTCAGATACCCGAATGGACGGAATAGTTCATACAACTGTTCTGAAATTGGACGCTGTAATTCATAATTGAACGAATTTTCCTCCGTGGCACATGGTGTGAATGACACAACGGATTTCTGTGCATATGCAACACCATTTCCCCCCTGTCTTGCCTTCCAATACCCATCATCCACATAAACCTCAGCATCTTCTTTTCCAATGCTTGTTGCAAAATCAATCAGCATCTCTCTAAAATGCTTTGACTGCTCATGCATATGTACCTTAGATAAAAATTCAGACCAGCCACTGTTGTTCGGACAGCACCAACATCCAACCCTCGCATAGCCAAGACGGTATGCATCGTTAAAATCAATTCCTGTTGTAAGAATATATAACCAGATGTCAAAATCCATCCAGTCGATAATAGGTGATATGATCCTCTGTTTTGTGATCTTCGGACTGTCAGACTCACGCTCATACTTGCTCCTGCTTACTGACTCACTGCGCCGGATCCCATAAAAAGTCAATATCTGCTTTTTGTCCCTGTATAACGAACGAATTTTTTTCTGTATGGTTCCCGTTTTAAAAACAGTACAGCACCAACGCATCACACGACTCGGCGGACCGATCAGTTTGCACAGTTCCTCAAAATCTTTTTCCTTATTGCGTGCAGAGATCACAGGTGTTTTAGGATGATTTTTCTTAAATCTTTCCACATAGGTATAGGTAAATGGAAACTCCAACGTTGTATCCCCGAAAATATGCATGATCTGAGGTGTGCTCAATGCACGTAATACCAGATTCGAAGTCACTGTAGAATCTTTGCCTCCACTGAATGAAACAAACATATCCATTGCACCAAACTCACCCACTGCTTTTCGTATATAATTTCCTGCTTCCTGCGTGATATACTCATACCGTTCTTTATTTGCCTCAATAAAGCGTCCCGTCATCTCATCAAAATAACAATAGGTATTCTGTGTACTATATTTTTCATATTGTCTGCGGACTTCATCTGCATTGATCTTTTTCAGTTCTTTTACAGAAAAAGCAATCTTTTTTCCGTCCACAAAATAATGGTTTCCCGTTCCATTCCAGACTGATTTTTTCAGAAATTCAAATGGCTTTTGCAAGATAATTTCGATTAAAAGTCTTTCCTCTGGAAATACAGGCCGGACGTCCGTTGTCAGCTTTTTTGCCTCCATCCCGCATCTGCTGCATCTGTTACCATACAGTGGAACATTACATTGTCTGCACCAGTATATCGTAGACTGCACGTCCGCCCTGCCTCCACAGCACTGACATGTACTTGTCTCGCATACGGTTCCAAAACATGGCTGTTTTTCTGTTGTTTTTTCATTTCTATTGTGGCAAATATATGTTATCATGTATCTTTCTTTATAAGTAGAATTTATATAGGTATTTTTCTTAGAATTTAAGAATATATAATGACATTATATTCTTAGTTTAAGAGAATTTCAATCAGATATTATCCAGAAAAGAAAGATTTTATAATTTCAGGCAAAATAAGTAAAAATGCAAAACTGTAAATATATCAAAAAAAGCCTTGAACTTTCGTTCAAGGCTTCTTCCAAGCAGGGGATGAGAGAATCGAACTCGTGAACCGCATTTTATCAAATTCCGCTTATCTTGTGGAGTGCCGATAAAATGCGGTTTTTACTGGTTCTGATTGCTGCGCATTTCGCACGTTTTTTGCATTATCCGCATAAATTTTACAGCACTATGCAACACGAAATGCAACACGAAATGTCTATTCTTTTACTCTGCATCATTTATATATTTTTACAGATCTTACTCCTATGTATCAGCGTTTGCGATTGCCCACCCGACTATTCCAATGACCGCAATTGCCATTACCAATGCCGACACATACTTTACATATAAATTATTGAGCACAATCATTATTATCGTCATAACTAAATTTATCATCATAACCACATTGGGGGCTACCCTCGATGTTACAATTCCTATAAAACATAATATTAAACAGATTATCATGACAACACATATTGCATGTATAACCAATCCCAATATCAACGCCCCGAAATAATCTTGAGGATAATTAAATAGGAAAACCAATGCTTCCTGCATACCAGCTGGTTTTTCCAATCCCTGAATGTGATGTTGATATGAAACAAGTAGCACAGAATATATAATTGCAACGATCATACTTATCCAAAGTTTTGTACAACTATACGCTTTTTCGATTAAATCCATAATGTTTTCTCCTTTCATACAAAAAGGAGCATACAACTGGCAAATATGCTCTGTTTTTTATACAAGCGTCTCTACCGCTTAGTTTTTTTATCAACCCAAATTTTGAAAGCTCGCTTGCCATAGTCCCTAGCATAAATGCGTGCACCGTCTTTGGTTGTAATCCATGCTCTAAAAATATACATGAAACAGTTCCTCCTTTCGCATCTTCTGCTTGCGAAAGCCTAACGACAGTGCTATAATTAGCTTGCGAAGAAAATTATAACCAGTTGAACTGTCGTAAGACTTTTCAACAAACAGCCAAGCATCTCGTGTGCTTGGTTTTGTTTATGTAAAGGTATGACCTAAACATCACTTAGATAATTGACACAGTGCCGCTTTTTCTGACACCTTGCATAAATTCATTACCTCTTTTACATTATGTCCCTTTATTACTTCTTTCAGCATTAAAACTTCTCCTCCAAAAGCATCTGCCTGCCATTCCGGGTCTCGAAAAACAACTATTCCTGTATTATCACCAACTCTGGCATAACTAATATTTTGTTTTTCGTGAAATAAAAGATGACCCAACTCATGTGCTAATGTAAGTCTATCCCTTCCACTACCAGCTATAGCTCTATCATATACGTCTTGTCTAATTTGAATTTCATTTCTATCGGGATATGTTATACCATGACATTCTCCCATTTCGTCCTGTGGTAAAACACGAAAATTAAAATTCGAGTCTATACTTGGTAATTTGATTTCCAAAAACCTAACAATATCAAAAAACATATCATTCTCCGAGCCATCAATTTTTCTTATCAGCTCTGCTGTTTTTCTAATATCTTTTCGTGATAATGGTTCCGCAATACACCGTGCCATAAAACCCTCCTAGTCATTTTTTCATGTCCAAAATTTTCTGAATTTCTTTAATTTGATTGTTATCTAGATCTTTAAACTTCCTCGCAAATGAAAGAGCCAAATTTGTTTCTCGACTATTTGTGCCATCAAATGTAAGATTAATATCACATCTATCCTCATAAGCTAATTTTTGCAATGTAGTTGCTTTTTCATCTGATAAATTATATTTTGTGACAATGGTATTAACCCATGCATCAGGCACCTTTCTATTACCATTTTCTACAGCCGATAAATATGCCGCTGTTACGTTCAGTTTATCGGCCATATCCTTAAGAATCTCGTCATTCTCGATTCTTATTTTTCTTAGCTCCTTACCAAACTTTGTAAGCATATTCTTTCCCTCCATATGTGTCATATTCAATTGTTTCACTATATTTATATCACATATTGTTTTTTCTGTCAACAACTTGTTTAATTGTTTTCCTCATTGTTTTTTATTTTTATAGGCATTGGCATTCATATATTATATAAAAAATGGCGAGATTTCTCTCGCCAAACATGCTTTACAATGATCTTAATCCAACGTTCCAACTCACTTTTCCGACAATTCCATCCGCCGTCAGTCCATGATTCTTCTGCCAGGTCTTTGTTGCGTTCTCTGTTCCGCTGCCAAAATTGCCGTCTGGCGTCGTACCGATGATGATCTGCCATACCTTGACCGTGTTTCCTTTACTGCCTTTTTTAATTGTCTTCATGTTATAGTCCTCACTTTCCTTTACTGCAATTGTACCAGTGCAATTCTCTACTTTTTTATTATAAAGTGCTGCTTCAGCTTTTCTTCTTCTCTGTAATCCCGGCAATGTTTTACCTGCGGCTTTACAATACTGCCGCATTGCTGATGGAATCTGATTAATGTTTCTTCCAACACACAGCTTTTTCACATTGCCCTGTCCCAAGTTGAAAGCAAAGCTGACCAGTGCATCAAACTGGTTCTGGTTAAGTTTGTCCGTAAATTGGACATAAGACGGATTATTAATGTACTTTTCAAACTTTGCTATGTCCTGCTTTAAAAATGCATCTGCCTGTGCCTGTGTGATTTTCATCCCTTTATATACTCCGGCAGTGTGACCGTACCCGATCGTCCACACACCTGCAGAACACTGATAAGCTGTAAGCCGGCAGCCTTCAAACTGTTTGATAAGGGCAAGACCAGCCTGTCCGATTTTTCTATTTGCCATGATTATTCCTCACTTTCTTTAATCTCTGTTTTGCTGTCTAACAATTTCTGTGTAATATCCAGTCCTGCAATTAAAAACTGCGGCACATTCACATTCATCTCTACCAGATTTTCCAAGATGCTGCGGACCTCATTAATCAAATATGTAGCAAGGGTAAACCATCCAAACAGCAGCACAAAGTCAAGCTGCACGCCTATGACCTCGCCCATTGCCACAAAGCAATTTGATATGAAAAAGGCAAGTCCAATTACAACCCAATACCATACCTTTTTAAAGATGCCCTTTGCTCCGATGGCACTTGACTCATTCTTTTTATAGAATCTTGCCTTGCAGTACCCGGTTGCATAGTCGATCACATTCAGGATCAGGAATCCGGCAAATAAAAACCAGTACTCGCCGAATAGTGCCACCCCGATTGTTGCAATCAGTCCATAGATCATGTTGATTTTGTCAAATTTCATAAAATTTTCCTCTCTTTCTGCCCGTAGGCTTTATGCAAAAGAGCCGGCTACACAACACATGGTCATGTAATCGGCTCTCAGGTGCTTTAGATTATTCAGTTGTCTTTACTGCATCCAGCTTATCGCTGATCTCCTTAAGCACAGCATCTAACTTTCTCCAATTTTCATTTTCCAGTTCCATATCGTAGAATTCATTTTCTTCCGGGATATTAAATCCATAGTTTTCTGTCTGACTCATCAGGCATCCTCCTCTTCTGTGTATACTTTGCCTGTGATCTGCTCATATTCCTCCGGCGTGATCCATTTACCTACAGCATGATATACACGGTTCTCATTCCACAGTCCTTTGTCATAGTAATTTTTTACTTTTTCATAATTCTTACTCATCTAAACTTACCTCCATCTGCATAGCCATATAGTCAATATCTGCCCTCTGTTTTTCGATACTGTCCGCGTTCTCGGCTGTTTTTTCTGCATTCTCGGCTAAACTCTCAGATACAGCAGTGATCCTCTGCTCGATGTCATTAACTTCTTTTTCCAGGACAACGATTTTCACATCTTCCCTCAGAATAACCTGTTCTAAGACTACATACCCCGGAATCACTGATGTCAACATGTCCTCATCAGTATAAACCTTTAACACTGTAAGTTCTTCTTTATCTGAAAAAGCTTCCTGCAGTTCTTCGCAGGTTTTGTTATCTGCAAATTCAATATTCAGTTTTCCATCCACATGATTAATATTGTTGATGGTCAGAATGTTTTTTGTGGTTTTTAATTTCATAAAAATTCCTTCTTTCTTATTATTTTTCGTAAAACAGCGGTTTAACCAATAAATATTTCCTAAAAGTATTAGCAAAAGACTGGTCTGGATTTGTCGGTACATTGTTTCCACAATTTAATGTGCAAAATGATAATGTTGTCGATATTTATGCTGATAAAACTGACGGTACATATCCTGCTGTACGTGTTGCCCGTGCTAGTGCAGATTATGATGGTAATAACATTCCAGACACATATTTAAAGAAATCCGACGCCAAAACCATGTTCAACACCGGATACCGTCAGGTAAGCAGTAACGAATTTAATAAATACTTCTCCGATACATGGAGTTATGCAGGTGCGGACGGATTATCTATTGATTTCGGAACGTGGCTGGTAAATTATTACTGTTGGGTTTCTGAAAGTTCTACTGTGGATGTTGTATCATTAAAAAGTACCGTCGATCAGGCGATTGGAATCACCGCCCCAAACAGCGGAAACGGTGGCACGTGGCTGACCATGCATGAAATAATATCTGGTAAGGCAATTACCAATTTAAAATTTTTAATAAAAGTACCAAAAGCTGTGACATTTGGACAGATCAGTACAAAGATAACTGCTATAAAACTGTGTTAAATATTAAATATATAAAACGCAGACCTTAATCCTTATTGTCTGATAAGCTTGTGAAAAAACGTAAAATGAATATGGGACGTTATAATAAGTTGCTGAACCGACTATAACACCTATGTTATCTGAACCATTGCCAGCCATGGAGGCATCGTTGTGTGGACCGCCGCAGATAAAACCGCCAAGAATTGTGTGCCCCTGTGCTGTTAAATTATCAATTTCAGTGGTTTTTCCGCCGACATATCCCCAATAGGTATATTTTGGGAAAAATGCTTTGCTTTCATTGGTAGTAACTCCTTTGAACTCTATAACAATGGATTTCACCTTGTTTTTTTCAATAATATTATCAACCTCTGTCTGTGTATAATATTTCTTTAAACCGTCGTTTTACGAACAAAGTGGACAACTTGGCACAAAAGAAAAACTATGTAGAAATATAATAAAATCAAGAGCCTAAGAGCCGATTACATGACCATGTGTTGTGTAGCCGGCTCTTTTAAATAATAAGCCTACGGGCGGAAAGGGAAATTATGCACTTAAAATTCATCACAGATAACTGGCAGATGCATAATTTTCAACCAGTAATTAATTTTTTTAACAAAATTTAAACTAATCAATCGACATTCTGCGACAATAAGAAATTTACCTGTCGAAACTTGCGACCGAAAGAAATTGAATGTTTGCGGGAAAATTTGTAAAATAAAATTGTCCGATAAGGGCACTTCAAGTTCTGGCTGAGGGGCGGGATAAGGCGTTTTCTTGTCCCTCAACTACAAACGAGTTTGTAATTTGTAGCAATTTGTCAAATGGGGTTGACGATATCGAACATAAGTTCTATAATTTATGTATCGCTATCGAAAGTGCGGAATGATTGGAGGAAATCAATATGGGGGAAAATGATTGTAATGAAGCCAAAGCGTTTTACAAACAAAAAATAACTGAAATGGTCGCGAATTGTGACAATGAAGAGTGGTTAAAACTCATTTATATATATGTCAAAAGATTATTAGAATAGAAGAAAAGCCAAGGGTTTGCGCATTGCCCTTGGCTTTTCTTTATTCTTCTTGGCTTTGATTTGCGATTGAATCAATGAATTTCTCCAATGCATTCCATCCGGTATCATCCAGTTTGGATAATGCCGTGATTAAACGTTTTTTAAAATCTGAATCTTCACATTTTAAAACATCAATAAGCATCTCGTTTATTTGTTCATTTTTTGTTTTCGGAATAAACATTTCTCCGTTGCCTGTCCGCAACCATTTTTCATTGACATCATACAGGGAACATAAGACTTTAATAGACTGGTCGGATAAGTTGCGCTGTCCGTTCTCTATCAAAGAAATATAATTTCTCGTTAATCCAAGATCTTTCCCAAATTCATCTTGGCTCTTTCCCAAGCGTTCCCGTAATGCTTTAATACGGTCTTTCAAGTTTATCACCTCTTTTCCACAAATAAAATATACCATGAACTGCTAACAATGTCAACAAAAAGGTATTGACAATGCTAACAATGTATGCTAATGTATGCTTACAAGGTCAACAGACACAAGTGACAAAGTCTGATGGCAAATAAATTATGAAAGGAGTGATACAGTGAGTAAAATCAAGGCTCATGCAGTTGCATTTTTTAATAAGCATTTTGTTAAGTGGAAATTTTTACAGAGTATATTTGTTATTCCATTCCAGAAGGATGGGAAGATGTATCTGCAAATTTCACAAGTATGTGAAGATGGAACGAGAGTGGTAAAAAGAACGTTCCTCATTGAGCATCTGGTTGATGATAACTTGGCGGTTACAAGCCAAACGCTCGCAGAGGAAAAGAGAGTGTTTAAAAATCCTACATTATTTTAATCCATGTAGTATATCCGCACTCTTTGCATTCTGGTAGCATTTCGCCTTGCTTTACAGTGACGATTCCAATTTTATTTTCGCCACCGCATTGCATACATACATATGTTCCTTTATCTGCAAACTCATATGTAGCAAATGTTTCAGAATAACCATTATCCATATTATCACCGCCTTTCCTTATTTAATAAGGAAATTATATCACAGGGAGAAAGGAAGTGAATACATGAGCGAACAGGAAAAGAAAGTTGTAGAAAAGTTGAAAGACGCGATTCCCAAAATGAACGATTTTCAGAAAGGATATGTTCTGGGAATGGTCGAGGGTTCAGCAAGCAAGGCAACCAGTGAAGAAACTGGGAACTCAAAAACGAAAGAATAAGAAGAACTGAATATTGAGATAGTTGAGAAATATGTCGAAATTTGCAGATTAAATGTGTTTGTAACACAGGAAATCAGTTGATACAATTAATATGCGACGGCGGCAGGAAATGAGTTACATTATTGCTTTATTTTCCGCATCATCTTTAGTATTTTATTTAATCTCTTTTGTACTTTTTTAAATCCTTTGTATAGGTCGATTGTCATGGATGTTATGGTTAGAATTATGAAGAAGTCGTAACCGGCAACACGCCATGCCAATAATGAGATAAGTATACTAACGATTTTCATGATAACAGTTCCTTTCATGATGGCCGCCGCCGTACATTAATTGTATCAACAAAGCAAAATAGAGACAACCAGTATTTTCCAACTATCAAGCGGTAGTTGGATTTTTTATTGCAAAAAATCCGGAAAGGAGAAGCATGAAATTTAAGTCTATACAGGAAAATATTGTAAGTAAGAATGTTAATACAAGAAAAGAAACTTTCTTATATGCGGCAGAAGCAACGTGTGAAGAAAACGAAGAGTTTGATATTCACATCACTGGAAAAGGCGGTCTGAGCATTGCATTGTTAGCACTGACAGATTTAGTGAAAAAATTGAGAAAGGAGAAAGCATGAACGATTTAGAGGTAACAATGGCACAGACACCAATTGAGATTGCACTTGGTGTTGATGAAAACGGAATGACCACGGCAAAGAAGCTGTATGATTTCCTAGAAATGGATAAAAGCCATTATTCCAGATGGGTGAAAGCAAATATTGTAGACAATGAATTTGCTACTGAAAACGAGGATTATTTTTATTCGCCATCAATGGCGAATGAAAGTAACAGAGGAAAATTTGCTGACGATTACAAACTCACAGCCCATTTTGCAAAGAAACTTTCTATGAAAGGGAATGGAGCGAAAGCAGAAGAAGCACGAGATTATTTCACGACATTGGAAGATCGTGTGAAACAAAAGGTGATCGACCTCAATCAGCTATCGCCGGAATTGCAAATGTTTCAGAAAATTTTCAATTCTGTTGCAGAACAACAGTTAGAACAGAAACGGCAGGCGGAACAACTGAACCATGTGGAACAAAGAGTTGAGAGCATCCGAGAAGTGGTTGCACTTGATACAACATCATGGCGTGATGATACTGGAAATATTTTAAGAAAAATCAGCATGGAGCTTGGCGGCGGACAGGCATATAGCCAAGTAAGAGCCGAAAGCTACGAACTGTTGTCAAAGCGGATGGGTGTAAATCTGAAACAGAGACTTACGAATAAGCGCAGGAGAATGGCTGATGAAGGTATCTGTAAACCGACCAGAGACAAATTATCCTATGTGGATATTATTGCAGAGGATAAGAAGTTGATCGAGGGATATACAGCCATTGTGAAGGAAATGGCAATCAGATACGGAGTTGGAAAAGATTAACAGGAGGTATTCATGGATAGACAAATGAACATTGCTTTAAGAAAGACATTAGATCAGATCGGCGTAAAACATAGCCTTAAGGGTTACGGTTACATAATAAGTGCGGTTGAGAAATGTCTTGAAAACAGAAGTAAACTTATCAGCATTATTAAAGGACTCTATACTGAAATCGCAGAAGAAAACAGCGATACAGTCTGGAGAGTAGAAAGATCAATCCGGCACGCGATAGAAGTTACTTGGACAAATGGCAATACAAATGCGATCAACAAAATTTTTGGCTATACGGTTTCAGTGGAAAAAGGAAAACCGACAAATTCAGAGTTTATCGCATTAATAACAGATTTTGTTTCCTTGTATGGTGATGAGATTGCCAATGGTTCCTATAAGTGGTAGGAGTGATGTGTCTATGAAGAAGTTAGCAAAGGTAATTGAATTAGCCGGTGCGTTACTCTTTTTTCTTGGAATCAGCGCAGATGCAACAGTAAATCCGATGGTAGCTATTCCTGTGTTAGGTGGATTATTACTGATCTACATAGGATGCAAAGTGGATGGAGACTGGCAGGAAGCAGAAGAAATAGTCGAGGATCATGTTTTTAAAGATGAAGAAACAGACGATGGAATTATTTATATATGCGACAGCAACGAAGATAAAGAGAAACTTCCTTATTATAAAGAAGTTATGAAAAAGAAAAGGAATCATCCGAACCGACCAAAGCTGAATGATTCCCAATCAAAGCAATAGCATAAGCTATTTGCGCCTATTTTAGCATAAGAAAAGGAGAAATTCAAATATGAGAGCAGAAAACAATAAAGTGGAACTTACAGGAACGATTATCACAGAGCCGGAATTTAACCATGAGGTGTTTGGAGAGGGATTTTATAATATGTACCTCAAAGTGGATAGATTAAGTGGAACGGCTGATATTATCCCATTAATTATTTCAGAGAGATTAATCAATCTGAATGATAAATACACGGGCACTGCCGTTAATGTTTCCGGTGTGTATAGTTCTTATAACAAACATGAGGAAAAGAGAAATCGTCTGTTATTATATGTATTCGTCTGTGAAATTGAAAAAGCGAATCCGGGAGAGCATACAGATTTGAACAAAATCCAGCTTGACGGATATGTATGCAAAGAACCGATTTACAGGAAAACTCCGCTTGGAAGAGAAATTGCAGATTTATTAATCGCAGTCAATCGTTCCTATGGCAAATCAGATTATATTCCGTGTGTTGTCTGGGGCAGAAATGCGGTGTATACATCTGGACTTCCGGTTGGAACGCATTTGAAACTTACCGGACGCATTCAGAGCCGTGGGTATGTAAAGATGTACGAAGATGGGACAGAAGAGCAGAGAACAGCATATGAGGTGTCTGTGAGCAAAATTAATGTATTAGAGGAGGAAAATTAAGATGGCAGAAAATACCGTTACAATTTCCGTTGAGGAATATGCAGATCTGGTTGCATGCAGGACGAAAGTTCATACAGCATGTGCCATTATTGCAAATGAACACCAAAGAGACATTGAGCTGATGGGGAAAAAGGGAACAACTATTAATTCAAAAATTATAGAGTCAGCTCTTGGATATATTGACGATGAAGCATGCTTTGAAGAGGCACTTAAAAAATATAAAGAGTGGAAGGAGAAGGAAAATGAAACTGAAAATTAGATCATTACATATGGAGAATTTCAAGGGAATTAAGAGCCTTGATGTGAATTTCTCCAATAAGACAAGTATCAAAGGACAGAACGCCGCAGGAAAGACAACGGTATTCGATGCGTTTACATGGCTTCTGTTTAACAAGAATAGTGCCGGAGAGGAAAAGTTCAATGTTCGACCACTGGATAAGGACGGCAACCGCATTGATAACGTGGAGATTAAGGTTGTAGCGGTTCTGGATGTAGATGGCAAGGAAATGGAACTTTCAAAGATTCAGAAGCAGAACTGGGTAAAGAAGCGTGGCACCGATACCGTGACTTTGCAGGGAAATGTCAATTCATTTGAAATTGACGGTTATCCAAAGAGTGAAGCTGATTTCAAGGATTATGTTTCCGGTCTGGCACAGAGCGAGGAAATGTTTAAGATGCTGACCAATCCACAGTATTTTTCTTCACTGAAATGGAAATATCAGCGCGATATTCTGATGCGCCTTGCAACGGATGTATCGGATGTTGAACTGGCGCAGACAGATGCTAAGTATGCCCCATTACTCGGCGAATTGGAGAAAGCACCGTTCACAGATGATATCCGTGCTAAGTTTTCCAAAGCGTTATCCGGGTGGAAGAAGAAACAGGATGAAATTCCGGTGCGTATTGATGAAGCAGAAAAATCCAAGATTGATGTGGATGTGGCAGAGCAGGAGCTTGCCAAGGCTGATCTGACAAGAAGAATCGCTGAATGTGATAAGAAGATTGAGAATGCCGGTAGCACGTTAGGCGATTTGAGAAGCAAGGAAATGCAGTTGCAATTTGATATGTCCGGCATCGCGCAGACGATGAACCGTGAGTTATCCAATCGGAGAAGCAATATTGATGCTGATTTATGCGGTTGCAAGAATGAGATGGATCATTTCAAAGCAACAATCTCTTTAAAAGAGAAGCAGATTGCGGACAATGCAAAGGCTATTTCTGATGCCGATGCTGAACGTAAGGACTTAGGCGTAAAATACAATGCCGAGAAAGCCAAGGCATTTGATGAAACACCATATCAGTTCGATGAATCTAAGTGGGTATTTGACGATTCTACGACTGTTTGCTCTTTGTGCGGACAGAAACTGCCGGATGATAAAATCGAGCTGATTAAGGCAGATTTTGAAGCAAGAAGGGAAAAAGCAAAGGAAGATTTATTTAGAAAACTTGCTGATGCGAAAAGGAATTTTATTGAACAGACAAATTCAAATATGGAAAATATCAAATCCAAAGGTTTTGAACAGAAACGCATCATCGAGGATTTGACCAAAAAGAATGCAGAGTTGCAGCAGTCTATTGAATCCTTGGAGAAACAGGAACAGGAAACACTTGCGAAGAAAGAAGAACTTTCCAAACAGTTGTCACAGTTGCCGGAAGAAGCTGATTATTCGCAGAATGAGGAATATGTGAAGCTGAAAGTTGAACATGATAAAGTTTTTGCAAAAATCGAAAAGTTAGAATCAGAGGGTGCAGATAGTGTCGTTGATGAATTAAAAGCTGAGAAAGCCGATTTGCAGGCACAACTTGACGAAGTCAATGCCATTATTGCCAAAGCATCTATGAATGTTGAGATTGACGAGAGAATTGCACAGTTGCAGGCAGAGCAGAAAGAAATCGGTCAGAAAGTCGCAGACCAAGAGCAGATGCTTTACCTCTTGGAAGAATTTATCCGGTTCAAAATGGATAAGATTTCAGATTCCATCAACAGCCATTTCAAGACCGTAAATTTCAAACTCTTTGAAATGCAGTTAAATGGCGGCATGAAAGATTGCTGTGAGTGTACTGTAAATGGCGTTCCGTATTCGACTTTGAACAGTGGTCACAGAATTGTAGCCGGACTTGATATTATCCGCTCGTTAAGCGAATTGTACGGTGTGAGCGTGCCGATTTTCGTAGATAACGCCGAATCGCTGAATGAGTTCAATGTGCCGGATATGGATACGCAGTTAATTCTTTTGAGCGTATCAGCGGACAAGCAGTTGAAAGTGGATGGTGTGTAGGATGAATATTGGAACATTAGGAATAATGGAACGGATGTCGCAGAAAAATAACAAAGACTTAAAGGTTTCTCCATTGTCGAATATTAAATCTGCTCATAGCGGCAGGGATGGATGGGGGAGTGTGACAATCGCTATCCCAAATGAAATTGTTACAGGATTGCTTACAAACCCAGATGGTTATATTGGCGGCTTATTGATTTGCAGCAAAGAAGAATTTGAAAAGGAAAAGAAGTTGGCAGGAGGAGAGGTAATATAGATGGGAAATGCTGTGAAATCCTACAAAGGATTTAATAAAGATATGACTTGCCGTGGCTTTCAGTACGAAGAGGGAAAGGAATACGAGGAAGAAAGCGTAGAAGTTTGCGATCATGGATTTCACGCTTGCGAGTATCCGCTGGATTGCTTGAATTATTATTCTCCAAATGAAAGCGTATACCACGAGGTAGAGCAGAGCGGAGAAATCCAGAAACATAATGATGATACTAAGGTAGCATCTACAAAAATTAAGATCGGAGCAGAAATCAGCATTGCTGGACTGGTTAAAGCTGCAATCGAATATACGGTAAAAAGAGTGAATAAGGAAGCTGAAAGTGATGAAAATCACGGAGCATCCTCGGCAACCGGAGACTGCGGAGCATCCTCGGCAACCGGAGACTGCGGAGCATCCTCGGCAACCGGAAACTGCGGAGCATCCTCGGCAACCGGATACAAGGGAGCATCCTCGGCAGAAGACAAAGATGCGGTCGCTGTTGCTTGGGGTTACAAATCAAAAGCAAAGGGTGTTATTGGCTCGTTTCTTGTTTTTGCAGACTGGGAATACACTGGTTCAGAAGATAATACGGAATATGACAGAAATAACCAGAGTGCATGGGTTCTTAACGGCGCAAAGATGGTGCAGGTTGATGGGGAAAATATCAAGCCGGATACTTGGTATACGATTGAAAATGGAGAGATTGAGGAGGTATCAGAATGAATTACATAAAAGCAAAATATCCAAACCAGATCCGGTCATATATATTTGCTACATCAGACGATGTAAAAGCCGGTGACACGGTTGTAAATGCCAAATGTGCAAAGCTGACGGTTACGGATGAATCGGTGGATATGGCATGGGTGGAAACCTACGGTGCTGATAAGGTGGCGGTTGTGAAGAAATATGAGGAAAGCGAGGAAAAGCAGTGAAACTTTATTTTTATGGACTTAATTCGGACGGAATCTCCGTCACAGAAGTGGAAGTGATTGAAAAACCAAAGACATATTATCCAGTTGATAAGAAAAGAGGTTTTCCAAATTGCATGAGCTTTGTTAGAAAAGAGGACGAAGGGAAAATTACTGGCTATTATGAAAATATTTTCCTTACAAAGCCGAATTACGATTATGCAAAAGAAAAGTTTAGAGAAGTCGCAGAAAAGGAACTTGAATCGGCAAAAGAAAAGTTTGAAATAGCAGAAAACAAATTAAAAATCATCATGGAAAGCGAGGAAAAATAATTATGGCAGAAACAAAGAAACAGGAAGTTGCAGTTAAGCAGGAAATGAATACAAGACTTTCATTTTACGCAAATCAGTATACCGGACTTATGGAGCGTGATTTTGCAGAACATGGTCTTGCCTTTGATGATTATTCCAAACAGTGCGTTATGGCATCTATGAGTGCTATTTACAACCTTGTTACATCGAATAAGGCGGCTATGGAAAATCTGAATGGTTCTAATTTGAGACAGGTTATCGGGCAGGTTTCCAGCCTTAAACTTAATGCAAATGCCGTGCCGAGAGAGTGCTATTTCCAGTTGAGAAATAAGCAGGATGCTAATGGAAATTGGTATAAAGAGGTTGAAATGGGTATTGAGGGAGACGGAAACGATGCACTTCTCCGTAATTTCGGTGTTGGTGTTAAAAAGGTTTATCCGGTATGGCTTGTGAAAGAAGGAGATGAATTTACATACCCGAAACATAAAGGTGTCGAGATTACTCCGCCAGAATGGGAAGAAAAAGGATTGTCGGAGAAAGTAATACGTGTCGTTTATCCGGTTGAGATGGACGGTGGAAAGATTGAATACATGATTGCGGAACGTGAAGGCGTGAAAGGAAATCTTTTGGCTCATGTACGCAACAATCTTTTGAATGAAACATTCGGCATCTGTGAGAATAAGCGCAAGGCGACCGATAAACAGAAAGCAGAAATTAAGTCTAAGAAAGATGAAATTATAGAGGCTCTTCTTGAATGCAAAACATTGGAAGATATGCTTGCTTGTGAAGTTGCAAGACCATACATGAGTGCTGCATGGCTTGATACATCGGAATCCATGATTGTCCGCAAGATGCGTAATAATGCAATCAAAAAGCATCCAAAAGACCTCAATGCTATTGCGAAACAGTCTCTTATGCAGATGGATGAAACTTATCAGCAGACGCAGGAAGAAATTGCGGAAAATGCCAATTCAGAGCCGTTTGTTGTAGCTGAATCCGAAGCTATTGAGACCGGGAGCGAAGTAGTTGAACCACAGCCAGAAAAAGTAGCCGGAGAAGTCGTTGAGAATGACGAGAACGTACCGGACTTTATGAAGGACTAGGAGGTTGCCATGAGAGTTATATCGCAGGACGGAACAATGGATTTCCCGTATGATAACGCTTTGGTTTCTGTATATAAAGGATGTATAAATGGGCGCGTTTATGTGAGAATGCAGATATGTGGATATGATGATTCAGTAGATGTTGCAGATTATTCCACCGAAGAGAAAGCAAAGAAAGCTATGGAAATGCTTAGAGAAGAATATCAAAAATATGCAAGCCAGAATTACATGAAAGTATTTCAGTTCCCGGCAGAGGAAGAATTGGAGTAGCCTATGGAAGTTATTTCATTTTTAGAGTCAGTTCAGAAAGGTATGAAAGATAATATTTATAAATTCTGCAAAGATGGGAGATGCAGTCAATGCGGTAATTGCTGTTCCAACCTTTTACCAATGAGCAGAAAAGAGGTAGCTGCTATTCACAGATATGTCCGTAAGAACCATATCAAAGAATGTAAGCACCTGCTTCCTACTGTGAAAAAACCGTATGATATGACATGTCCTTTTCTTGATACGGACAAGAGTTGTGAGAAATGCAGAATCTATCCGGTTCGACCAGAAATTTGCAAGCAATTTATCTGTGACAATGAGCAGAGGGCAAAGCATAATCGGGCATTGTTGGGACAGACAAGACAGATTATTGATGTGAGGAGTGAGTTTTATCACAGAAATGGAAAATAGGCAGAAAGAAAAAATTACAAAAAGCCGAGAACGCGTCAAAAAGTTTGGAGAAGTTTATACGCCGGGCTGGATGGTACAAAAGATGTGCAATATGTTGGAAGATGAAAATGGTGGTGCAGAGTGTTGGAGAGGAACAGTGTTGGAGCCTGCGTGTGGTACTGGAAATTTCCTTGTGGAAATCTTGAAACGGAAACTGTCAATAGGAATGACTGAAACGGAAGCTGCAGAGACATTATTCGGCATTGATATTCTGGCAGACAACATAGAAGAGAGCATACAGAGACTTACGGATCTTGCACCGACAGCAGAAAGTATATTCAGAAAGAACATTGTTCAGGGCAACTTTTTAAAACCGGAAGGAATATGGTTTTTGGAGGATGCCGAATGAGAGAAAAAGCGGAAGACCCTTATGTATCTCTTGGTATATGCTCCAGATGTCACAAAGGCATATTGGGAACGCAGTACAAAATGTGCGCTGAGTGCCGGGAGAAGAAAGCGAAGGTAGAAGCTAAGAGACTTGCAAGGGAAACACCGGAACAGGCAGAAGCACGGAAAGAAAGAGTCCGTACCAGATATTACATGAATAAGTCCAGTGGAATATGCGTGAAGTGTGGAAAACGTAATGCAGTATGCGGAACTGTTTTATGCAACAGGTGTTTGGCAAAGAGGCGTTCGTGCGAGAAGTCCACAAGCCAAAGGGAGTACCGGGAGGATAAAGGATTGTGCATAATCTGTGGTAGACCGGCGGTATCTGGAAGAAAGCATTGTGAGGAACATTTAAAGATGCTACGGAAAACAGTTGCAAATGCGGCAAGCCATATAGACTACACGAAACATCCTTGGATAATCGATAATAAACACATATTTGAAAATTGAGGTGAAAGAGGTATGAAACTTAAAACATTAGGTTCTGGTTCATCCGGTAATTGCTACATGCTGGAGAATGACAAGGAAGCTTTGATAATCGAAGCCGGGTTGCCTTTTATGGAAGTCAAGAAAGCACTGGATTTCAATGTGATGAAAATTAAGGCTGTGATTACTACCCATTTCCATATTGACCATAGTCTTTATAGCTTACAATATGTGCAAGCTGGCATTCCTGTTTTTGAACCATGCAGACCGCCGATAAAATATTCTGAAATGCGTTTTAGAAAAGGAAATTTTGACATAAGGGCATTTGAAAACCGTGATAAATCTGGAAAATGGCTACATAACAACGGAGACGGTTCAGAGTGCCCGTGCGTTGGGTTTTACATTACGCATCCAGAGATGGGAAGCCTTGTGTATGCAACAGACACGGAATACGTCAGATGGAGATTTAATGGTGTTAATCACATCATGGTGGAAGCCAACTATGATATGCAGTTTGTGAACCGAGAAGAGCCAAATTACGAACACAGATTAAGAGGTCATATGAGCTTACCAACGGCACTTGACTTTATTTCTACTAACGATAATCCGGCATTGCGAAATGTCGTTCTAATACACTTATCAGATAAAAGCGGAGATCCCGCACTATTCAAACAAAGGACAGAAGAAACAGTTAAATATGGAGCAAATGTTTATATTGCAGAAAAAGGATTAGAGGTTGATATGAACCTTTGCCCGTTTTGATAGGTTGAAACACCAATGTGAAAGCATAAAAGAAACCAGTTTATGCGGTATCTGACTTTGGTATGGAATTTAATATATCACAAAACTAAATTGAAAGCCATGAGATACCTTTGGCGGTTGCTAAAAGTGACCGCCAGAAAGGAGAATACGTGTTAATAATTGAGGATAAAGGACAGAAAGAGGGCTTACATATCCTTAAGAATAGATATTTTAAAAGCCACGATATGGAAGTCTTGCGTGCACCATTGCCGGTTGGAGATTACATAATTGCCACAGACAAGGTAGCGGATGTTATCCGTAGAAAATCAGCTAGAAAAATGGAACTTAAAAAGATGGATTTTCTTGGCACATATGATGTTTCCGTTGACACGAAAAAAGACATGCAGGAAATTGCTGGGAACATCTGTGGAAGAGCACATCCGAGATTCCGTGACGAGTGTATTTTGGCGCAGAACAACGGAATTAAGTTATATGTGCTTATTGAAAATACAGACAAGGTGTATTCCGTCAATGATGTATCTACATGGCATAATCCTCGAGTGGACCGGTATAACAATATTGCATATATGCACACGCTTGGAAAATTGCTGAATGTACCGCTACCGAAAACAAAGCCGACATCTGGCAAGGTATTGGCAAAAGCTATGTTGACAATGCAACTTAAGTATGGCGTTGAGTTCGTATTTTGTCGCCCGGAAGATGCTGGGGCAAAGGTTATTGAATTGCTTGGAGGTAGTGAAAATGGCGGAGAATAAGCGGTATTACTGGCTTAAACTGATGGATGATTTCTTTGATAGCAAACGAATCAAAAAACTCCGAAAGATGGCTGGTGGCGATACATATACGATCATCTATCTTAAGATGCAGTTGTTGTCGTTGAAAAAAGGTGGCTATCTGGAATATTCCGGATTGGAAGATGAATTTTACAAAGAGATCGCCCTTGATATTGACGAGGACGAAATCAATGTTCAAGTAACGATTCAGTATCTTCTTTCCTGCGGATTGCTTGAAACATCAGATTCCATTGAGTACAAGTTGCCTTTTGTGCAAGATAACTTAGGAAGCGAGACGGCAAGCACTCGTAGAAGTCGTAAATCTAGGGAAAATGCACAAAAAGCGTTGCAATGCAACAGTGGAGCAACGGAGTGCAACATTTTGCAACAAAATTGCAATGTAGAGATAGATATAGAGAAAGATATAGATACAGATATAGAGATAGAGAAAGAAAATACAAAAGAAAGCGTGCCTGCATCTGATTTGGACTTTGACGCGGAATGGGGATGGGAATACACGATCAATGCATATCCAAAGAAAACGTCGTTAACGTCTGCCAAGGTAGCATGGATGGACAAGCTTTTAGAAGTTATCGAACCGAACAGAAAAGCCGTTGCAAAGCTGATATATGAGGCTACAGTGGCATATGTTACTGACTATATAGAGAAGAATCCAGATGATACAAATTATCGTTATATTCCGAAATATGGTGATTGGCTGAAAGAGGATTGCGATTACTGGATTCGTCAAGTTGAGAAACGAAAGCGAGGTGAGAGCAGTTGACGGAAGCAGAAATTGGAGTGATCGGATGTGTATTGATTGACAATGATTCCATGTACAAGGTTTATAACAAATTAAAGCCGGAAATGTTTAGTACGGAATTTTGCCAAGATGCTTTTGCTGAAATGCTTGCCATGTATGATCGCGGAGAAAATATTAATGTCGTTTCACTGTCTCAGACACTTGAAAACCACAAATGGGAGCCGGAAATAATTGCAAGCGAATTGAAAGAATGCATATCTGTTACCCCAGTCTCAACGGCAATAAAAAGTTATGCGGATGCAGTCATTAAGGATTGGCGGGCAAGGGAAACGAAAAGCCTTTTCCAGAGAGTGAGCCTTAGACCGTGTGATATTGACAATTCTATAGCTGAAGTTCTCACGAAACTCGAAGAAATCCAAGAAAACAAAACCGTTCACTCAAAAACTATGAAGCAGATTGTTGCAGAAAATAGAGGGAATTATTTCAATGAGCATGTAGGCGAGGGATTGATAAAAACTGGATTTTATCGAACGGATGATTGCTTTGGTGGCTTGGAAGGCGGAGACGTTACTGTAATAGGTGCGAGACCGGGTGTTGGAAAGTCTGCAATCGTTACGCAAATGATCGGGCAGATGGCAGAAAAGGATTACAACATTGGCTACTATAACCTTGAAATGAACGAATCACAGGTGTATGAGCGTTTCGTTTCTCGAATGTCTGAAATCGGTCTAACAAGGGTTCGCCGGGCAAAGGCTTTTCTTGGTGGGGAGAAAGAAGCATTCGACAAGGCGAATGAAACACTTTCCGGGTATAGCATCACTATTTCAACCGGCGCGAAGTCGGTAAGTGAAATCCGGGCAGAATGCAGGCACCAAAGATATGATGTGATCGTGATTGACTACTTGCAGTTAATCAAGGCTGATCGAAGATTCGGTAACCGTGCATCCGAGGTCGGAGATATTTCAAAAGCTATCAAAGCCTTGGCTATGGAACTGCATGTGCCAATTATCGTACTGTCTCAGCTTAATCGAATATCAGAGATGAGAGAAACAAAAGAGCCAACCATGGCAGAATTGAGAGAATCCGGAGACGTTGAGCAGGATGCATCAAACATTATCTTGTTATGGAATCTTGATGAGGATGGTCAATATAAGGGATGGAAAATTGAAAAGCAAAGGCAGGGAACACATTTAAAAGAAGTTCTCCAATTTGACGGTGATCACATGAGATTCATCGAGCGAACCGAAACCATTGAACAGATTCAAGCACGGATGCGACAGAAAGAAGGTTTCCGAGAAGTATGTGGCGGCACACCATTTGATTAAAAGGTGAATGATTATGGCAAGTAAGAAATTTGAAAAAGGTTCCGAAGAATGGCAGTTTTTTAATGACTATTATAAATTCCGGCAGCAGTTTTATGAAGCTGATAACGAATATGAGTGGTTCCAAGGAATGATGGAAGCAGGGGAAATGCTAATTAAAAAATATGCACGGACAAATATATCAAAATATGTTCAAAGTCTTGTATTTAGCCATTTTGAGGATGTAGAGAGGAGATGGAAGAGCAAATGAGTAATGCACTGGCAAGAAAGAAAAAGCGGATGCAGCCACTTGGATATTCCAAGAGTGAACTGATCGGAATACAGAGACACGCCAAGGCACAAAGCAATGCGGATTATCTGATAGAGGAATCCTATTATAACGTCCGTATGATGGCATATCAGGCACTGCATGATAAGTTCGGATTCGGACACAAAAGAATCATAAAGGTTGAGCAGACCATTGATGCATATGTGGAAAATGCAAAGGATGGAACGACAGGCGAGGAACTTGGTTTTTATCTGAAAGATAAATGCAAGATTGACGTGCGAAAGGAAACAAATAAGATTCCGTATCGTGAGAGCTTTTATCTGGTAGAGAGAAAGATTGCACCGAACTGCATGATACAGGCAAATAAGTTTTTACTGGCACAGGTATTTAATTATTTTGCTATGTTGGGTGTCTGCCTTAAAACACAGTTTAAATTTTCGGGAAATCAGATCAGACAGGTTTATGAGAGAATCAGATATTTGATTAACTGCCTTGCTACTGGATATGAAACTATGACGGGGATCGCAAGTGTTTTGGAATGGGAATGTAAGTACATTGACAAGCGTTTTATCGGAAAGACGTATGAAATATAGGAGGAATGGTTGATGGACAAGTTAACTGTGGAACTGCAGAATGGATATTTTGTGGAGATTGATCCTCTGAATCACACCCTGAGACAGAGATATGCCGGACAGGATAAGGACGGCAACGAAAAGAGAGTGTTCGAACAATCGGATATTTTGGAGACATGAAACAGTGCGTCAAGGCTTTGTTAGAGCGTTATACGATGGAGTTATCTGAAAAAGCGCAGATTTCCTTTAGATGATGCAGAGTTTGACGAGGAAGTATTAGACAATTTAACGATAGACCCGTTTTCAGATGTTCGAGGTCTGATTGCCTTGTTCTACCGTAATATGTGGTCAATGGCAGATTTGAGAGAAAAGCTGAAACGTTATGAGGATACCGAGGAGCAGGGATTACTTCTGCGGTTGCCGTGTGGAATTGGCTCAGATGTATATTTAATTCCTAGCAAAGTCAATTATGAATTAAATATTTTAAGTCTGCACCCGGAGAACAATAAAATTTATCATCAGAAAGTAGCCTTTATTACTTTTACAGAAAAAGGATGGTACATGGAGTGTGACAAAGATCGGGAATATGGTACAGACCGAATCCTGTCAGAAAAAATGTACAAGGAAACCTGGTTTTTATCACAAGAGGAAGCAGAAGCCAAGTTGAAAGAAATGGAGGAAAAGGATGGAAGATAGATATTTATGCAAAGCAAAACGAACTGATAACGACGAATGGGTTATTGGCGGTTTGGTACGATATGGATTTACCGGAAGAGAAAAATACTATATCGTCCCTAGTTACGCATCAGATTTATATGCTCTGAAAATTGATCCATCCACAATTTGTTGGTGCACCGGATTTAAGGATAAGAACGGAAAGCTGATTTTTGAGAATGATATTCTTTCAGGGCATATCGACGTTGAGTTTCCAGAAGATGAGACGAGAAAGCGTGTCGTGTGGCATGAAAACGGATGGTGTACGAATGAGCCGGGCTGTGATGACTACGAGGAACTGGATGATTTTGATTCAGAGAATTTTGAAGTGATCGGCAACATGATTGATAATCCGGAACTGTTGGAGGTGTAAACATGACGGAGAATGAAGCAATTGAAGAATTAAAATATGATTGTAACGAACTTGGAAAAGCGATTCCGTGTGATACATCATGGGGGAAATCTTTTGAAAATGCTTATGCAATGGCAATAAACGCACTGGAAGAGGTACAGAAATACCGGAAAATCGAAAAAGACTTAAAAGAACGTTATCATGCCAACGTAGATATTCCGCTTTTGATGCACCACTTTATCGAAACGGTGTTTGAAGGGGAGAAGCATGAGGGATTTTGCCTTTTAACAAACGAGGATGCTAAGGTGTGGGAAGAATATAAGGCGATCGGCACACCGGAAGAATGCCGGACGGCGGTGGAGAAGTAGACAGCGAAGAAAGTGAAATCAATATCCCAGGTAAAAGACGGAGACAGCTATGTCGGTCTTATAGTGAGATGTCCTTGCTGTGGAGACATATTGGAAGAGGATACCGTATATTGTGATTGCGGTCAGAGATTAGATTGGGGGGATGAAGAATGAACGAAAAATTGAAGCCATGCCCGTTCTGTGGCGGGAAAGCTGTAATCGAAGTTATTGAGCCACATAGGCACATCATTTGCAAGATGCCAGTGTATACAGGAGGAGCATTTATTGAATGCACGGAGTGTGGAGGAGCCATTAGCGGAGAAACGGGAACAGAAGCGACTAAAAAGTGGAACAGGAGGGCAAACGATGAGATTGATTGATGCGGACGAATTGTATGAGGATTTAGCAAATAATTTAAGTTCCATCATGGGGGATGGATCAGACGGAGAAGCAATAGATACATACGTTACCATAGGTGATATCATACATGATACTTTTAATGCGCAGCCGACCGCCTATGACCAGGACAAGATTGTGGAGCAGTTGGAGAATGAGAGAAAGTTTTGGGAGAATGCATACAACAGGAATTTGGGAAAAGAGAAAGCAAGAAGTTATGAGCATGCAATCGAGATTGTGAAAGGTGGTGGTGCAGATGGCAATTAAACCGATTTTATTTAATACAGAAATGGTTCGGGCAATTCTGGACGGACGGAAGACCTGCACAAGGCGAATTTGCAAAGATGCCAATGAGTGTACTGTGCCGGATATGGAATTTTACAATGCCGACAAGAGAACTTATGCAGTACATAACTTTGCTGATAAGGAGCAGATGGAACAGTTAAGTACGGCGGAGAGAACCTGTCCTATCTGTACGGGCGATATCCTGTATGTTCGTGAAACATGGAAAGAGGCACCGAAAGGATACTATTACTACGAAGATTGGCAGAAAGATGATATTGCCGATGTTACAAAGTGGAAACCATCCATTCACATGCCGAAAGAAGCCGCACGTATCTGGCTTAAGGTTACGGATGTGAGGGTGGAGCGGTTGCAAGAGATCACGGAAGTGCAAGCACAAGCTGAAGGATGCAATAGCGGATTGCTTACCGGGGCGTGTACCGCAAGAGGACAATTTGAAGACTTGTGGAACTCCACCGTCAAGAAATCCGACATTGACCGCTACGGCTGGGATGCGAATCCGTGGGTGTGGGTAATTGAATTTGAGCGGTGCGAGAAGCAGGAGGAAATATGAAATGGGAATGACAAGAAATCAACTTGCCTTAGTGCGATATGTGGCTGAAAACAATATACAAAAAGCAAAAGATGCAGCTCTTTGCTGTTGCACTGAGGATACAACTCAGAAAAATCATTATGCAGTCACAAAATATCAAAGTTTGTTACGATCTGGTGGAATGAATCTTATGGAGCTACCAGCAAATGTTTCCAGTTTTGCAACGATGGAAGATCTGACAAATACATACTTAGAAAGCAGATATTATCTGACCAATGAAGAAAAGGAATTATTCGAACTGATCAAGAACATGAATGATGTGAGTTTACAGCTTATGGAGAAACAGATCCCGTATCTGAATGCAACATTGCTCTATGGCGAGAGTGGAGTCGGAAAGACGGCTTTTTCCAGATATGTAGCATATAAACTTGGAATGCCGTATTTATATGTGAATTTTTCAAGAATGCTTGATAGTTATCTTGGTGGAACTGCAAAAAATCTCACGAATCTGTTTAATTTCATAAACCAGCATCAATGCGTTGTAATGTTGGATGAAATCGACAGCTTGGCAGTAAAGAGGGAATATGGTGGTGGCGGTGCAAGCGCAGAAATTTCCAGAAGCACTACATGTTTATTACAGCTATTAGATTCCGTTACGAATGACCACGTAATTATTGCCGCAACAAACCTTATGGATGATGTTGATACCGCAGTGAAGCGTAGATTTACAGAAAAGCATGAGTTACATAGGCTTTCAGCGGAAGACAATGAGCGGTTTATCAGACAGTACCTTGACGATGCAGGGTTTTCTTATGATTTGGATTCTGTTAGAAAGTATGCTGCAGAAAATCATTCACAAGCTGAAATTATGACGCATGTAACAAGAAGCATTGCAAGTACACTTATCAACAAGTGGGAACTGGTAATGCTGTAAACTGAAATAGAGGTAGTATATGAAAGAATTTCCGATTATGACAAACAAAGGGAAGGAATATATTCCCTACGATATCATTAAACCGCATGAAGAACAGGCATTAAAAAACCATTGCGGACAGACATTAGACAGATTAGCAGCCAGAGGAGGTCTGTCTTGGGCGGAAGCCTATGCTGTTCTGACAGACAGTAAGTTCCCTCATAGAGATCAGTATATTTCGGAAGAATTTTACGAGAAAAAGGTAAAAGAGATAGTGCAGTGAAGAAAGGAAGAATTATATGGCTAAAGCAGTATTAGTTATGGATGAAATGCCGGAAGATTGCACCATGTGTAAGTTTTGGAACTCAAAAGATGACGAGTGTTATGCAACTGGCGTTGAAGAGCTTTCATTAAATAGTGAAGAAGCAAAGCCGGATTGGTGTCCCCTCCGGGAGTTGCCGGAGAAGATACCAGAGTTGAAATCTGGTTATGAGAGTATTGACAGAACATTGCACCGGGAGGGCTGGAACGCCTGTTTAGATGAGATTTTAAAGTAAAACAAGAAAGGAGTGGAGCTTCCCGGGAAGGCGCGCCGGGTTCCTTTTGAAGAAAATGAAAAATAGTGAATTAAAAGAATACTTGAATACATTCCCGGATGATGCACCAATAAGTGTTATTTTGGCAAATCCGAGAAAAAGAAAGAGATATGAAATAACAGGAACATTTTGTGTTAAAGATCTTGGACAACCAGTATTCTGTATTGAGGTTGGAAAAGAAGTTGATATGGATGCAGAAGAAATTGCAGCCTGTGAAGAAAGTGAACGCAATGCGGATGATTTGGAAGGTCAGATGCAGATTGAAGACGTTCCGGAGGTGATGCCATGATACAGTCAGCAGAAGATAAAGTGAAAGAGTACTGCCAGTGCATCCACAGAGAAATAGAACACTGGAAAGATATCAATCAGAACGGGTGTAATGATCCGTTCTGGTCTGATGGATGCAATATGAATCTGACACGGAATCATATCATTTATTATCAGTCGAAGATCCGCGAGGCCTGCACAGAAAATCAGTTGCCATTACCGGAGGAATGTTATTTATCAATACCGCCGGAAGTGGATAATAATTATATGGCAAATCTTAAGCAGAAACCACGGGTTGAGAGATTGCGTCAGTTAGGGAGGATCATGACTGGACGCATTTACCAGTACGATGAGAACCAGATGAGTTTATTTTAGAACCAGATAACAAAACCAAGCAATCATCATACCACATTCCGCAGTAGTATATGCGGTGGGTGGGAGATGATACGGAAAGAGAGGATCACAGATGGATTGGAATTATGACATGGACAGTTGCCCATTAGATACAAAGGTTTTCTTATTGTCAGCAAGCGACAACTTGCTCTTGCCGCAGCGTGAATTTGTCGGCACTCTTACATGCAAGGGACATTCTGTTAGAAGAGGTAAGTGTTTTAGTGGATGTCCAGAGTATTTTTACAGAAGTAAAATTGTTGCGTGGAAGAAATATAATGTAGAAAGAGAGGAATGATTGCATGAAGTATACGGTAGAACTGACGGAAAACGGTATTACTGAAACATTGGAATTGAATGGAATAATTTACAAAAAAGAATGGACAAGGTTGGAAAACGGTTTACTTCAGTGTTCACAGAAAGATTTCTCGGAGCAGATGAGAGTGAATGGACATGATGGAGACCTTATAGAGAGAGTAGCAGAAGTATTTGACAGCTTTTTGGCAGGAGACGTAGATGATATCAGGGATTGTTATGATTAAGGAGAACGTGTAATTATGCTCAATAGCAAGGTATATACAAAAAAGTGTGTGATCTGCGGAAAAGAATATAAATCAATATCAGTCAGAGCACTTACCTGTGGAAAGGATTGCAGAAATGAATACCGCAGAAGAAAAGATAGGGAAAAAAGAAGCGTAAAAACATGTAGAAACAGTACATTAGATGATGTTTTAGGAAAAGCAAGAGAAGCCGGCATGAGTTACGGAAAATATGTGGCAATGATGGACGGTACACCGAAGATCTGGCAGGGAGAAGAATAAAATATTGGAGGATAGTGGCTTATGAAGTTTTCAAAACTGACTAAGCCAGAGCTTGAAACAATTATTGAAAACGCCAATTTCACGGAGCAGGAAGAAGAAATATTTTATCTTCTTGCCCGTGGACTTATTTCAAAAGAAATAGCCATGAGACTATGCGTATCAACAAGAACAGTGGAAAGAAGAATTTTTGATATTAAACAGAAAGTAAAAAAGTTAGAAGGTGAGTTAAACGGGAAATCTTTCAAATAGTGAGTTGTTGAATATTGCCATCGAAAATGGTATTATCAACATAGACACCATTCAGAAAAAAATTGAAATGAACGAAAGGAAAAAATTTATTGAAAAACACACTTACAGCATTTGGCAAGGAAAAGATGGAAAGTTTTACACATATTTGCCAGATGAAGATAATAAGAGAGGAAAGAGACTTGTAAAGAGAACATCTGAAAAAGCAATTGAAGATGAAATAGTAAAGTTCTATAAAGCTAAGGAGGATGAACCTACAGTTATTCAGGTATATTCTAATTGGATTTCTGAAAAACTTGAATATGGTGAAATAACAAGACAGACAAAGGACAAGTACGAGACAAATTTTAAAAGATTTTTTGAAAATAAGTATTTGCCGATTGCAACTAGAAAAATCCGGTACATTGATGAAGAAATATTGGAATCATTCATAAAAACAGCTATTTCAAAACTGGAACTTACGCAAAAAGCTTATTCTGATATGCGGATATTGATTAACGGAATTTTCAAATATGCAAAGAAAAAACATTATACCAGCCTGAGCATAACCAGTTTTATGGGTGATTTGGAAATTTCGGAAAAGTCATTTAAAAAGAACCATAAGTCAGACTGCGAATTGGTATTTTCTAAGGATGAGGAACTTTTAATTGAACGATTTGTAATGGAAGATGAGCCTACATTGATAGAACTTGGCATTATTTTGGCATTTAAAACAGGATTGAGAGTTGGGGAAATATCTACCCTCTCATGGTCTGATGTCGGAGAAAATAAGATACATATATCAAAGACAGAAATAAGATATAGAGATGATAATGGCAAATATGTATTTGATGTTCAAAATTTTCCTAAAAGTGATGCCGGGTTTAGAGATGTTATAATTACCGCAGATACCAAAGAACTTATGAGAAAAATAAAAATGCTCAATCCATTTGGGCAATATATTTTTATGAAAAACGGTAAACGAATAAAAGGTCAGGCATTTACAAGGCGGCTATATGTGATATGTGATAGAATAGGAATTGGTGAACGTTCAATTCACAAGGCAAGAAAGACATATGCAACAAAGTTGATAGATGGAAATGTTCCAGAATCGGTAATAAAAACACAAATGGGGCATACAGATATCAGAACAACTCTCGATCATTACTATTTTAATAACAAGACAGAGAGTGAAATGCAGGAATATATTGCAAAAGCATTATCAATGTAAAAGGTAACACGAGGTAACACCTTTGGAGATAAAGAAATTCAGTATTTATGCGGGTTTGAGAGAATTGATACCGAGTTCGAATCTCCCTTCCGCTACTTCAAGACCTCAGAGATTCTGAGGTCTTTTGTTGTATACCGGCAAAATTTTTTATATAATAAGTTTATGATACGAATCCTATACAGGCAGAATTCAATTTTACTTTTAAAGATGCAGGAGAGGAGAACT